GAAGTGTCCAAAACGGTATTGGACCACATTAAGGCAATAGAATCAATGCCCGGACGCTCTCACATTGTACTGACGGCGGGTACGTCACAAGAGAGGCCCGCGCTCAATCTCGGTACGGGCGCGAGACAAGGAACTGTCAACCACGAGTATGCTCATATGGTAGCCGACGCATACGGGTACAGTGTTGACAGAGAAGCTATTCGTCGGAGCATGATGCAGTACGACTCCGAGAAAGATACGTTCATTGAGGCGAATCCCAACGATGAACGATTCCACCTTACACAAGTCGAAGGGAAACAGCCGCCTACCGAAGTTCGGGAGTTGATGGATGCGATTAACGACGGGTGGAGTCGCATTCAGGAGAATAGCGAAGAAGCCGACGAATACACCATTCGGGACAACTATGCAGCAATCAACGCACACGAACTGTTAGCTGCAACAAACGAAACCCTACAACGGACCTTCGGGAGTAAACAGACTGTTGAAACGCTTTACGAGAAGCATCCCGATATCCTCGAAACCTACACCAAAGTCTTCAATCCATCAAACGAGAATAAACAGGAAATAGCAGATTACCACAAATCGAACCCATCGGACTCACTATTCGAGATGAATCCATATCCAGATCATGTCTCGAAGGATCTCGCAGAGAACGAACGACGAAAGGGATTCGTCAAAGTTGCAGATCTTCAGACACCTACCGAAATCCGAGAAGGGACGATGCAGAAGGTAGCCGAGAATTTTGAGAAGGTCGATGATCTGCTCATGGAAGCAGTCGAAAAGCAGATCTGGAAGGATATTGAGGATATTGAAAAAGCACCGAACATGTGGCGACTCGGTGATAACGTCCCTCAATTCGTCCGCTCCTACGTCAAGCAAGCCGCTTCACAGTCGGGCGTGATGTACTACGATTACAGCGGAATCCCCCATCTCGCCGGTCTCGAAGTTCAAAAGATCATCACGGACTCACTCACCGAATCCGATGGGTGGTCTATCGATAGTATCTCGAAGCGGTTGATCGATAAGTTCGAAGGACTGGAACGCAAACAGTCGGTGACTATCGTTCGGACAGAAGTCGGTGCAGTACTCAACAAAGCCAGAGAAATGGCATACAAGGCGAATGAGGCAGATCCGGACGTGTATTGGACTGGCCCCGATGATAGCCATACCACGAAGCTATGCACGGAGACGAAACAGGAGATCGAGAGTCGTGGTGGCCACGTCAAAATGAGCGTGTTGAAGGAAATTCTCATGGAGAAGGCCAAAAAGTACGCCGATGACGGTGGGACTCCGGGACGTGTAGACAGCTTCCTTTGTCACTACAATTGTCGCCATACATTTGTCCGGGCCGAATACCGCTTCCTGAATCCATAGTCGGAATTTACATTCTTCCCATAGTATAATTCAACGAATAGGTTTAGCTGAATGCAGGCGGTAAGCCCCACCCTCAAAGAGCGAACGGCGTCAGTCGTGAGCGAGTAGGGTGGGGTAGTTCACTGTTTTCAATAACCTAATCCAACAAGTTTATAACCCTATAGCAAATACAATAGTTTGTGATAGGTCACCTGATGATGACCGATTCACAAGAGATAGTAACTATGTACGACCTAACCGGATTCCAGCGAGACCTGCTTCGAATCGCAGCCAACGAAGAACGACCGAGCGGCCAGCAGATTGCCCGACTTGCGGGCCAGTACTACGAAGGCGATATCAACCACGGTCGCCTCTACCCGAACCTCGATTCCCTCATCTCGGAAGGGCTGATGGAGAAGGGTTCGAAAGACCAGCGAACGAACTTCTACAAAGTCACCCCGGAAGGTCACGCGGCTATCGCAGCCCGTGACGAATGGAACGAACGCCACTCGGCAGACCACGAAGAAGCACGACTGGCGTAAGTTGAACTGACGTAACCCTCCTTTTCACGTTCGGATAATACCCGTATCAGAAGTCTTATAAGCTTATAACCACTATATACATATGAGGTTGGTTAAAAATGAACAACAATCCTGAAGTCGGCACTCAATACGAATACGCACCCATGGGTTCGACGTGGGAGATCTGTGAAGTCCCGGGAAACAAAGAAGTCAAATTGGTCTGTGTCGAAGGTAGCCGCGAAGATGACACCGAATGGGCGACTGTCGCTGATCTCGGAGAATGGCCATACGTTGACGCAGGAGCGCGATAATGACTCAAATCATCAAAGAGAACGACGATTCGATGATCCTGTATGTGAACAAATCGAAAGCAAGCAGCCCACAACTGGCCAAAATTCGTGCGAGAGAGCGAGCGTGTTATGAGTGGGGTGAAGAAAATGCGAATGACACCTACGCGGTCTGCGAGAATCCCAGTACTGGTGCTGGCAAGTACTACCGCATTGCAGTCCTTCGTTGAACGTCCGAATTCAATTCACCGCTCCTTTCTGTTTTCACCGTAATTGTGAGCCTGCGGTTTAGTTTTCTATAAGACTGTAACGCAATAACGGGTTTGAGCTGAATACTTCAATTTTGAAGGTGAAACAATACCCGTATTGACGGAACCTTTTTAATGTGGTCTATAAAATGGTACTGTGAGAGCCATTATATGGCCTGTCCACAGTGCGGAAGAACGATTCGGGTTCGCAAATCATTGCTTCGAGGGAAATCCTCGGAGCCAGATGAGTGTCCGGATTGCGGATGCGAACTTGAAAAAACCAATGATCCAACAAAACTTCGAAAAGGTGTCAAGTAATGTCCATCGATCTTAGTAAGGCAACTGAACAGTTGATGGAGAAGAACGACATTGACGAAGATCGGGCACGGGTTTTTTCATACGCAGACGAATCCGACGACGTAGATGGATACGTTGTGCGAAAAGCGATTTCATCTACCAGTGGGCCGTTCACCGACTCTGAACGTAACAAGCTCGTTAAATCGGGTGGCTTCGAAAAAGTTTCTTTCGGCGCAACGGTTCAGTCGTCGCCAGTCGTCTTCAAAGCAGGGAACGACTTTGTCATTTGGGGCGCGGCGTCTGTTGAAGTTGTTGACAAAGAAGGAGACAAGATCCATGCTAAGGCTCTCTCAAAAGCTCTTCCTCAACTGTTGAAGAGAGCGAGACTTTCGCTTGATCATTCGGATCAGCTTGTAGGACGTATCCTTGAGCGATTCGATACGGAAGAGGAAGTTGAGATCGAGATGGATGGGAAAACCTATACACGCAAAGATTTCCCAACCGAAGTTCTCGAACTTGACGGTATGGAACCCGCGCTGTATGTAGCAGGTGAGATCTTTGGCGATACTCGGCAAGCTCAAGAAACACGTGAGCGAATCGAGGCTGGCGAACTTGACTCTTATTCGATCTCCGGTGAAGCACTTGTCACCCGCAAGAAGATTCAGAACGACGGTACTTCGTATAACGATATCGTTGATCTGGATCTCTCTGCGGTGACAATTTGTGAAGACGGGATGAATCAGAAGGCCGAGTTTGCACACATCAAAGAATCCGGTAAGAAGACTGCTTCTGCTACAGCCGCTAAGTCAGTCGATTATTCCAATACGGGTATTGGAAGAGACCCATCGGTGAGCGCGGTCGCTTCGATTGCAAAGAAAGCACTCACGAAATCTATGACAGAAGAACCACAAGAAAGCGACGAGCCTGAAGGGGACTTCAGCATGAAGACTCTTCAGCATGAGTTTAAGTCCATTTTGGACGACAAGCTCCCCGATGGGCAACTCGCAACGAAAGAAGATGTTGAAGGTATCGTTGATGAGAAGATGGCTACCTCCGAGAAGGAAGATCCTGAAGACGAAGAGGAACTTCCGGAAGAGGGAGAGGATGAAGACGAAGAGGAACTTCCGGAAGAGGGAGAGGATGACGACTTCCCGCCTGAAGAGGAGGAAGCTCCTGTTCCCGACGAAGTAGCCGAGAAAGACGAATCCAGTCTCGCAGAAGAGCTATCGGAGTACTACCCCGATCTCGATGCTGGCGAGATTCTGGATATGTTGGGGCAGGTTTCCGCTCCCGACGAAAAAGAAGAGGAAGAGGAAGTTCCCGTCGAAGAGGAAGTTCCCGTCGAAGAGGAAGAGGAAGTTCCTGTTCCTGAAGAAGAGGAATTCGAAGAGCCAGAGGAAGAGAAGGCTGGCTACAGCGACGATGATCTCGAAGAGCGTCTCCCCGCTGATGTGTGGGAAGTCGTTCGAGAGTATCTTGACGAAGGTGACGACGATATGCCTCCTGAAGAGCAAGATATGAAGGCCGAGAAATCGGCTGATATCGACACCGCTGTTGAACGGGTTCTTTCGGGTAAGGGTCTCTCGAAGGCCGGTGGCGCGGATACTCCATCTGGCAATACCGAGAAGTCCTACGACGAAGAGAGCGGAAACACTGGAAACGACAGCCCGGCTCTGTCGCACTTCTACTAAAGAGTAATACACATAATGGCAACAAACGCAGACGCATACGAACTGACGAAAGCACAACTCTCGAAACAACAGCGGCTCATGAAGTCGAAGCCCGCACGCAAGTTCATGAAGAAACGCCAGCTTGAGCGCGGTGGCGTTGGCAACGGCTTCTACAAAACCCATGGCCGTGGTCCGGACGGTACGGCCCCCGGTAAGGTTCAGAAGGCAGACGGTTACATCCGTACTGTCTACGACATGATCGACTACTACTACGGCTTCGTGCCGGAGTACACGTCGAAGACAGAGGGCGGGTCGCAACTCGGCAAAGCCGACGACGGTCTTCTGACCACCGACAGTGGTGTTCGGAATGCTGTCTACGGGTCCGAAGTCTTCTCGCTCGTTAACTCCGAGCCAAACCTGTTCGCTCTCCTTGAGAACCGAGCATGGACGAAGTCTGGTGAGCGTATCATCAACGAGCATGGTCACGCCATGGGCAGCGGTGGCCTTCCGGAGAACAGTGAGCTTCCGGAGACCGACCACCCCGAATTCGATCAATTCGAACAGACGCCGAAGACTATCGCTCACAACTTCGACGTGTCGCAAGCGAAGCAGCTTCTCGCTGACACGGACGACGATGATCTCGACAACCCGTTCGAATTCCTCCGTCGCTGGTACGGTACTGGCACGGAACACCAGACCGGTATGGGTGAACACCCGAAGCACCTGAACGTTCAGCTTTCTGACGATGCTGATACCCCTGCTGGCATGGATCTCGAATCCATCGACCGTGTCATCTCCGACGCGGAAGAGGCGAAAAACATCCTTTCGTCGCCTGATGACGCCGATATCTACGGCTTCCAGCGCGACAACAACGAGTTCGAATCGAACGTCATCCACAACGGCGGTTCGAACCGCACGTTCGTCATCGACCACCTTGACGACGCTATCCGCTCGATCAAGGAGTCGTCCGGCAAGAACCCTGTCACCGATGACAACTACTTCTTCCTCACCAACCACGATACCTACCAGCGTATCGAGGATGAAGTCGGTGGGAAAGAGCGACTTGAGGCAGAGCGCGTTCAAGTCGGTCTCAACGGTGTGCAGACCAACCCCGGTGGAGACGTTGGAATCACCGTTCAGTCCTACAAAAACATCCCGATCTTCGAGTCCGTGGATGTTGAGAAGGACGGTATCGGTCGGGTCTACCTGATCGACAGTTCGACCATGTACATCAAAACCCTACTGCCAACGCAGTTCTACAGTACGGGTACTGAAGTTGACGGGAATCCGTTCTCGCTCAACCGTCTCGGCAACGAGGGAATGTACGTCACCATTGGCGAACTGACCTGTGTCAACCCGTCCGCACAAGCGAAGATCCGCGACCTGAAATAAGGGATACCCCTATTAGGCATTAAACCCTAATAACATTATTATGAAAGTTGCAAACGTCACTTACGCGGGAACCATGCGGTCGGACAACAGGCGTTGTCCTTCAGGAGAGATCTATCGATTCCGCAATCCAATGGGCGGATCTCCGACTCCGATCTCTGTAGAGAGTCTTCAAGATGCTGAATACTTCGAAGGTAACGATATCTTCGAAGTTGAGTGGACGGCTCAAGGTGAAATTTTACGACAGATCAGCGGGCCTGCTTCCAGTGCGAAGGACGCCCTGATGGATCTATCGTACCGTCAGAAGCAGAAGATGGTCTCGGCTCTCGGTCTCGAAGTGAAAGGCAACGCTCCGAAGGAAGAACTGGAAGAGGCATTGGAACCGGTTGTGGCAGAAATGGCGGAACTTGCAGAACAAAGGTAAAATATGGCAATCGATAACGTAGACATTGGCGGGACAGAATTCGCAGGAGCAATGAAAGTCCGGTTCGCGGACGTTGAAATCAGTACCTACAGTAATGGTGGGGAAGATTTCGGCCCCTCGGATGCAGGAATGCACCGATACCAGTTCGTGGACGCTAACGTTGCAGATGGTAGTGGGCTTGTTGCCGACTACGATTACAACGCAGAGACTATCCGACTATACCAACAGACCGACACGGATGCTGGTGGGGCGGGCGTACAGGAGCTTACGGAAGCAACTGGCGTTGACGCCACTGTGAAGGTCATGGTCATGGGTCGGTAGGCGGCCATGAGTCGCCCTATCGCAGAGAGAAGTCACGACGGCGCGACCTCCACAGGACCCGGCGAAGAGCTTCGCACGGGTGGCCATGGGACCGTTGGACTGTACGTGGTCGCTGTTGGGCTTGACCCCGGTAGTGACACGCTTGATGTGCGGGTAGAAGGCTCTATGTCGCAAGAACACTACGCCCCTCTGAACAGTGGCGCACCAGCGACTTCCAACTCGGTTTCGGTCTCGGTGGATGATTTCGTTCAAAGCGAAGAAGATGGGAATGTGTACGTCGCATTCGTCAGTGACCACAATTTCCCCATCGACTCGATCAGAGCAAACATCACATCGTACTCATCGACAGGTGGGGCTGAAGTCAGTACCTACGTGTCAACCAGTGGATGGAACGGGCCACGGTACAGTTTCCAAAGCGATCTGTACCCTTACGAGGAACGCACGTAATCTTTAGAGCTTTAACATAGTCTAATGACATTTCAAAATCCGACGATGAAGGGGGGATAAATATGGCGTATGAGTTGATATACAAGGCAATTTTCGATTACCCTGAATTCGGTTGGCTGATCGTCCTCGCGTACCTGATCATTGAGATCCGAACGAAGAAAGGTCGGATCTATCAACTGAACAATCAACTCAACTCCGCTATCGTCGTAATTCGTGCGATTGCTCGTACTACCGATGAAGTGAAAACT